GGTATCCCCCGAAGGACCAAGGCTTTGATCCACGCGTGGAGAACGAACAGCCTGCGGGTCATTGACAGGAAACTCTCCCAAACGCAGTTGTGGTTGATCGGGATTCCAACATTCGGGGCAAGCCTTTACATTTGTATCTCTACCCTTAACAAAAAGGTTGCGTAGTTCCCGTAACTTATACTGAAACCCACACACATCGCAGAGCGCAATGACTTTTTGAGAAGATGCGTACTTGTTGCTCATCAGCGAATCCTAGCTATTCTAGGAATAAGTTCGTACGAAGTTTTTTCTCTGTCTTCACCTGCGGCCAGTTCATACTGCTCATCGTATACTGCTTTTAGCATAGGAACACGATCAACCAACTCAGGCACCTTCATAGCAATGTAATACGCCAGTCCAGCTACAAGGCAGGGGAAGAACCGGAAATTCATATCGGCGGTCTGTACACCAGACCCAGCATCCTCCACACGGCGCATACGCCAATAATACAGTACGTAGTCGTCGTTGTTCGGTACAGGCCACACGTTTGCATGCGGTGCATCTCTCAACCGTTCTACATATAACTGAATTGGACGCCCTTGTGTTAATTTGTTAGGTATAGCCGCGTACGTACTTACGCTGATTCGATTTATAGTAAGATCAGATTGTGTGCTCGCGTTACCACTATTGGTACGTATTTGGTGTTCCAACACATCAATGGTATCGGCTGGTAGAGCGTACCTAGAAGTACCTTTTGTTAAGGTGATGGTGCCAGAATCAATAGTCCACATGTTGATGCCGCGGTTCTGCCACTCGATTGTCATCAAATTCATGGACCGTCTAGCTGTACGCAAGTCATAACCAGACCGCATCTCACGGCCCGCGCGTTCCCATGCTTCTTCCGCAATCTCGGTGAAGTCCATGTTAAACGCTGTAGTGCCTGATGTGGCCATAACAATCTCCTAAGTGTACAACGTAGCTTTGCGTCTAGCTTCCATGACAGCCCCACACCCACGAGCAATATCACGTTTGCGGCGAGCTAATCCGCCACCTGCCAGCTTGACTGTAGCAGCTTTCGTGTTTTTCACTACAGTCTTACCTTTAGCACCTTCGCGCTTCTTTTTCTTCGCCGTAGTAGCACGTTCGCCCTTGCTCAGACTACTCGCTTTGCTTCGAGGCAAACACCGATCTGGATTTTTCTTGTCTTTAGAAGTGCCGCACTCGCCTTTGATTTTCCCATCGGTACCGATGCGAACCCACTTTTGATCTCGCCACTTCTTCAGCTCACCCATTACGATTTCGCCTTCTTGCCTTTGCTACCCTTAGCATAGTTCGGGTCTTTGCAATATTTAGACGCCGCCATATTTGCATACGCGGAAGGATATGTATCAAAAGTACGTTTAGCCCACGACTTACCTTTTGCGCATATCTTTCCGCCTGATTTGTAATACCTACGCATCAGCGCATCTTACAAACTTTGCCGCCACGAGCCATGCCGTAACCGCGAATCTTGCCGCCTTTTTTGTAGCCTTTCTTCATCATGCCGCCAGCTTTTTTCTTAATCACGCCGCGACCCATTAGAACGTCCTTCTGCGTGACTTTGCCATCGCCACTAAGATCAGGCATTTTACCGCCAGCTTTGTAGCCTTTCTTAGTCATGCCGCCAGCTTTGTAGCCTTTCTTAGTCATGCCGCCAGCCTTCATCATAGGCATTGCTTCGTCTGCACGACGTTTTGCAGCGCGGTTGCCGCGTTCAATCGCTCCCGCTTCTTCAGGAGTAACTATAGTGTTGGGGCGTGCTTTAGGTCGTATAGACGACATAGGGGCGTTACTAGCCGCTTTCTTTTTCTTCATCATGCCCTTGGGGCGTGCTTTAGGTCTCATCATTGTCGGCATCCTTATATAGGTTGTTAAACACGCGGTCTGTATCCCAGACGTAATCTACGTCTTCTTTAGAACCGTACGAATGTTGATTTGGCTTGAAGTCTGGGGCACCTTGGCCTGTTTCAAACCACGCAGGGTGCGTAACGCGGACCCGGTTATTTGGTAGTGCTACTATGTTACCTGTATACTCTCCAGCATCTAGCAATTCAAGCACGTGGCTTTGCTTATGCTGCGCTGGGTCATCAGCCACTTCATTATCAGTGTAATCTACGGTAAAATAATACTTGGCGGGGTAAAACTCGCCATCTACTTTGGCTATCCACGGCGCAGGAGACGCGCGTTCTATCTTATATACACTGTGCGTATGAGACATGCAGTCCCAAGGCTGCGCTAGATAAGCAGGAAGCTCCGTGGGCCATTCTTCAAACGGAGTATCGGCAACAAGCGCCGTAAGTGGTAGACGTGCCCACATAGCCCCACCATGAACATTAGGTTCATCGGTATCATCAGACTCACATCCAGTGAATATCACTTGGAAGCTCAATGTCCGGTTAGGCATCGTGGTTACAGCTACAACCATGGCGTGTAAAAATTCTCCGTGGTAACCTTCTAAATTTTTCGTATACTCCCTCCGCACCCATGCTTTGAAATACGGAATACTACTTGTTAGGTAAGGCATTAAGTTCCTTTTTTCGTTTTTTCGCTGCCGCCTTCTTACGCTCTTGCGATAGTTTAGAAGGAGACGATTGAGTTTGTTTCTGCATCTGCGTACGACTAATAGCCATCTAACAATTCCACTTCCGTAAGCTCTTGTTGATACGACTATCAGGATCGTTCGCGGTCTTTGCGCTTGTATTGCGCTTCTTCATACCCTTCATACGGGCGCAAAAAGACTTCCGACGGTTAGCCGCCTTGGAGCCTTTTTTAAGTTTACTGGGTTTAGTAGTCACCGCAGTCTTGAGCTTACTGCCGGGATTAGCTTTCCGATAGCTTGCAACGCCTTTAGCATTGAGGCCACCGGACTCGCTTTTACCCTCTTTGCGGGTCCACGCAGGAGACTTCTTAACGGAGCCGCCTGATTTGTAATAACTCCGCATACCGCACCTCTAGCTATAGAACACTGTCATAGCGCTGATGTTAGTCATCGCTGTGATAAGCACGTCATCTTGGCACCGTATACCATAATCTGGGATGTTAACGGAGTGAGAATCAGAAGCTAGAAAGTCAAGATCAAGAACAGTACGACCACTAGAGCCATCTTTGATGGTAAGTCGAGCGGCCCCACCTGAAGTGGTAAGTACCTGAACCTGTCGAATACGAGCTGGACCTACACCCAACGACGCTGCCGCAGTAACTCGTTTCGACTGCACGTCTGAATTAGCCATGCGTTATCCCTTCTTTTTTGAAGGACGGCCACGCTTTTTAACGGATTTATCTTCCCACGCCTCGTTTACATCAGGTGTAGAAGGATCATCCGCCTTTAGCGTCCCGTTCTTATTGCGGGCACGAACTTTCTCGACGCCGATGCCCCGAGCTGCAAGTTCTTCCTTAGAAGCTGGTTTGAATCTACTCATAACCTAGCTCCTTATGATGCTGCGATTGTGGCACCTGTGTCAGAACGCTTCCAGTTTGTTCCGTCAGAGAAAGCCAAAATTGCGGAACCTGCGGCACCGTTTGAAACGTACACGATAGTACCTGCTCCAGCATCGGAGGCTGAAGGTGCGTTTGCTACTGTGTAAGTTGGAACAACAATATCACCAATAAAGCCGTTGGTGGAGGTCACTGGACCTGAAAATGTAGTATTCGCCATGAATATGTCCTCACATGCGAGTTAAGTGAATCTGTCTGCATGTCGTCAGTCGGGCCTGTCAGATTCACGGGGTGTTCCCGATTGCTAACAATATACCACTGCGTAACGTAATATGTCAACAAAAAGAAAGGGGCCACCGAAGCAGCCCCTCTTTATTACGATGCCGTCCAGCTTATGCGCCGGGGGAACCGAAGATACCCAGTGGGTCAGATACACCGAAGCTGTAACGCTCACGAGCTTTGTAGCGGCTGTTGCCAGTATCAAAGTCAGCGTCCATCGAAGTAGCCATTGGGCTACGTGTGAAGTGCTTCAAGCCGTTTGGAACGTCAGTCATCAAGAACCATGCGTTGTTGTCTGTCAGGTAGTGGTTGACAGTGTAACCTTCAGGGATTGACCCGTTGTTACGCAGTGCGTTGATGTCGTTGTCTGCTGTGCCTACACGACCCTCGGTATCCAACAAGCGTGTTGCAACGAATTGCAGCGCTGGTGGGATAACCAATTTGCGTGGTTTAGCGGCGATCAACAAGCTACGCTCGTCAGTCCAACCTGCAATCTGAATAACAGCCGCTTCCAAGGAAGTTTCGTTAAGGTCAGCCGCAACTGTTGGACGGTTCGAGTTTGATCCACCAGAAACAAGTGGGTGCGCTGTTGAACACAACGGAACACCGTCACCGTATGTGGTGCCTGCAGCAAACGCATTGTTCAAGATAGACGCAGCCTTAACTTGCTTGGTGTACGCCATCGCACGAGCAAGTGCTTTAGTATAACGAGACGACAAGGAGTCATACAAGTTATCCTCAATAGCTTCCTCAGTGATTGAGAAACCCATTGCCACTGTTTCGTGTGTATAGCGAGCGGACCATGCTTCTTGCGCATTGTCGTACTCGATTGCAGAGCCTTCGTCTTTGACTGGGGCTGCTGAGAAACCGGATAATTTGGTTTCTTCCTCAAACGAACGATCTGAGGACTCTGTTTCAAAAATTTCGGCGTGTTCTTCACCGTATTTTGCGTATTCCATTCCGAACAATGCGTTCAGGCCGGGGAGCAGCTCTTTAAGTAGCTGGGCGCGTGAAATAGCCATGTTTTATTCTCCTTATACGCCAGTTGCGTTCTGATACTGGTGCATTCCCCAGTTGAACTTAACAACCAGCTCGACGTACGTGTCTGCAGCGGTTGCTGTCTCGGCCACTACGTCGATGACGCGGATTGGCAGAGTGTTCGTGGTGGCTGCTGAAGTCGAAAGTACAGCGACCTTCGAGTTCCCAGTTGCGGTGGAACCTGCATTTTGAACAAGTGCTACGTTGTTACCTACAACAGTACGACCTACGCCAGCGATTACGGTTGTGCCAGACACAACAGCAACTTTATAAAGCTGGTCAGGATCATCTGCTACGTAAGCGACAATATCACTAGCTACGGTGTTTGCAGGAAATTGTTGGCTATACAATTCATAACCCAAGTTAGGGTCAGTATAGCGACAACCGAGGAATACACCTACGGGAGTTGCAGTTGTAGTGCCTTCGTCTTTTTCAAGCGTGCCATCGGCAACTAACTTCACAAGGTCTCCGTTAAGAAGGTTTGTGTCGTAGCCTGAAGCGACAGGGATTTGACGAGTTGCCCCGGCAAAGACCTGTCCACCGACCAAGTTGATCGGTTTCAGCCCATAGGGGGCGTCAACAGTAGGATAAGCCATTTTAAGCTCCTAAGATTAAGTTCCTTTACCGAAAGTAACCTTCGTTTTCCGTTCATTGAACAGGGGCATACGAGGATCATTTTCTCTCATAAGGTTGTTATCTACGGAGTGCATCTGAGACTTTGCTTGGGACGAATAATATTCGTTCCGCTCTTCAACTAACTCCTTTGGAGCCTTACAGAGCATCAAACCACCAATAACTACGTTGTCCTTAAAGCGTTCTTGCTCAATGGCAACCATTGTAATTTCTGGATGATCTGTTGCCTTTACAGGCTCCCAACCTTCTCTAAGTTTTGAAGAAACATTGGTGGCGTCTACTTGACCCTGCGTGCTGACGCGGACCCAGTGATAGTCGTACCCAGCCTCGGGCGTCGGAGATGGAAGCACCTCTGGACGAGTCCAAGACTTTTTGCGAACTGTACGTTCACGAGTTTCGAGTTCACGATTAATGCGATTCTCAGCCATTTTGTTTCCTCATATCTATTGCAACCTGTTTGGCGTATTGTTCGGGTGTCAACCCTAACCGTTTGGCAATCTGGACCTGTGTACGTGTCAACGTCACTTTCTTGGGTGCTGTGCTCCGCGTTGCGGGGGCGACCACTTGGGCCTTTTTACGCTTCGGTTCGGCATCCTCGAAGTTATCGGGGAAGACCTGACGCATACGAGAATCAATCGTCTCGTAGTATTCATCACTCTGTGGGCTTACGCCCTGTTTGACAAGTTTGTTGTGCAACCCCAGCGCCAAACTTGTCATTTCATCGTCGCTGCCAAACCATGAATTAGTCTGTTGCCAATTCGCGGCCCGTTCATCGACTTGTACTGCCGGGGCGGTCTGTTCTACCTGCGTTTGTACAGGGGTTTCTGTCTCCTGTAAAGCGGGTAATTTGAAGTTTGCTAACCTATCGGACTTAATCTTAGCATTGGTTAGCTTTTCTTGTGCTTCGAGAACAGCGTCAGAATCACCAGATTCGTACGCATCTTTATACGCACGTTTGGCTCCCTCAGTCTCAATCGCGGCATTTTTCTTTGCCTGCTCAAGTAACGCTGTCTGATTCTTATTAACATTACCCTTTAGCTTTTTATTTTCTTCCATAAGCGTTTGGGTAACGCGCTCAAGCTCCTGACTTTGACGGACAGCCTCTTCTTTAGCTCTACGCTCATCATGGTAGCCCTTGCTGAAATGCTGTATACGCTTCCGAACCTTGTCTGAATAGTCTTCCAACTCTTCGTCAGTGACATCAGTCGGCGGCTCTGACGCTTTACGACCACGATCAGCCTTCGGCGTATCGTCAACAACTTCAACTTCAAAGTCGTCATCGTCAGTATCCACTTCACCTTCAGGTTCAGGAGTGTCATCTGCTCGAAAATCATCCGCGGTCTTTTTGCCAGAGATGTCGATCTCCACCGCGCTAGACTCTTCGATAGCCATTTTGTTGTCATCTTCACCATCGGGAAACTCAAACTCTACTTTTTGAAATGCCATATCTATGCCCTCTGAATGCCGCTAGGATCGGTTACAACGGCTTCTACTGAGTCATCGTTCATCAAACGATACTCTACACCGCCAATGGTAAAGCGTGTTCCTGAGTTCATACGAAACATCACGAAGTCACCCTCTTTACACCAAGCTCCATCGGGAAAGCGGTCTTTGTCCGCATACGCCCCGTCGCCCATATCAACCACCAAGCCAATAATAGACATGATGTGGTCTTGAGTTTTGGCTGTTTCAGTTTTTAGAATAGACGTTCCTGCTACGGTCTCTTCCGGTTGTGGTAACGCAACAAGAAGACGGTAGCCAACGGGTTTTGGTAATTGTAGTTCTAGTTCAGCATCGCTGATTTTAACTGTTTCTTCAGTCATCATCGTTTTCCATATAGTTTCGCGCAAGGTCTTCAACATACGATTTGCTGGCTTCGAGACCCCGAATTAAGCCAACAACTTCCCTATAACTCGCGTAATCTTTAGGCGACCCCGCGGTTAGGAAACTCTGTGCAGACGAGATGTCCCCGTCGATTTTATCTTTCAGCACGTCAAAGACGGTTTTAGCCATGGTGTGTTATGACTCCTTCTTAGGTGTTTGCTTCTGTGCGTTCTGCATCATGCGAGCCAGCTCAAGGTCAACCTTGTTCTCCTCCACACGTTTAGCGGTCATGTCCCGCACACCTTGACGCTTGGCGTCAATCGCTAACTCAGCCTTGTCCACGTTGATCTGTTCTGACGCAATCTTAGCGTCGATCATCATCTTCTGAGCTTTGAGCTGTACTTCTGCTTGCTTGATCTGCGCGTCAGCCTGATCGTTTGCGGCTTTACGCTGCTGTTCTGCTTGTTTGATCTGCAGCTCGGCCTGTTTCATCTGGATGATCGGGTCTTGCTGCTGCTGTTGAGCCTTCTGCTGCGCTGCCTGCTGCTGGTTTGCCTGCGTAAGTTGCTTGCCTGCGTCTGCGACCAGACGTGACAGTTGTACTTCCATATCCTCGTCCATCTCCTCGTTCGGAGCGGGTAGTGGTACACCCAACTTCTCTTCGATTTTCGTGCGATACGCAAACCCAAGGTGTTCGGCAATATGCGCCTGTAGTGAGGCCATGATCTGTTTTGCCTGTGGGTTCTGCCCGATCATCTGCATCATCATCGGGTCTTGCATGAACGATGTATGTGTGGCGATATGCGCTTCGTGATCTTGATAGATAAACGCTTTCATCGGCTTGCCGACCAGCGCGTCCATGTTCTCGCTGATTGGGTCCGTAGGCTTCGCATCGTCCTTCGTAGGCACGAGCTTGTCTGCGTTCTTCACGCCTAGCACTTCTATCATCTGACGATGTAACTGTGGTAGGTCATAAATCTGTGGAGCCTGCGCTGACATCTGAAGAACAGTTTGGTACTGGACCACCCGCTGTGCCATCGTAGAGTTGTTAGGGTCGCTCACAGGGATCACATCGACCATCATGTAGTCAGCACGCTTGGCACTCACTTCGCCTCTGTGTGGGACGTACGCGTACTCTGCGGGGGCATACTCCGCCATGATAGCCTTGAGGAGCTTGAACTCCTGCTTCATAGCGTAGTGCACACGTGCTTGCACCGCGGCCATAGGTTTGAGTGTGCGTTCCAGCAGTGCCAGTGTTGTGCCCACAGGAGCGTTAGCGGACATGTCGGAGATGTCCATATCGCTGATAGCGCCCAACCGACGACCTTCGGTAGTAATCTGGTTCAATAGGGCTAGGAGCGTCTGTGAAGGCTCCTTATAGGGTAAAGGCATAATGTTGTCACGGATAGACCCTGACGGTACATCTACGTCCTTAAACTCGCCCGGGTTGATCGGCTCGTCGTCCCCCTTGATACGTAGTCCACGGGACTTTAGCCCTCCCGGGAGGTTGGAGAGCGTACCAGCATCAACGAGCTGACGTATCAAGGAAGTTCCGGCACGGGCATATCCACCAATAATATGGATCAATCCGAGGCCATAGAACCCGAATCCCGGCACGTATACATAGTGGACGAAGTGCTGGCGCTTGAGAGTAAGAGGGTCACTCTCCTCGTAGTTTCTACGGATAGCCAGCACTTCGCCACTTCCACGCTCAATAGTGACAACATATGGGCGAGCAATCCCAGCGTCGTCATCAACACCATCAATTAAGAGGTCAGCGTGTATCTCGTAAATAGCATAACGATCATCATTTGTAAGAGAATATCCACCATCTTCAGCTTTTTTCTCTTCAATATCAGTGTGGTAAGGTTCTGGCTCCCCAAGGTCTACATCTCTATAGAACCCTGCGGCTTGTAACTTCTTTAATTCGTTCTTTGTCTTACGCATTACGTGCGTTACACGCTCTGCGGACTCGATATTTGACGCACCATAGGGCACAATCACGTCTTCTGCAGAGATATAAATAGCCGTTTGACGACCTAAATTAGGGTCAAAATACACCTTTTTGAAGGCCGACCCGGCCAAACCAAGGCTGTATAACATTCTTTCGTGCTCTGGACGATACTCAATCATATTCTCAGTGAGTTCGTAGTTCATATCAGCCTTGACACGGCCTGCTGCTTCTTCCTTTTCCTTGGTTTCTTCACCAAGAATCTTTGTTTTTACTGGACCTGCGGCGGGAAACGTCTCCGTCATAGCCTCTGCTTGGAACCGAATGGCTGCTTCCGCTAAAACTGTGGAGTTAACCCCACATGCGCCTTCCCATGGGTCCATACGTTCTTCGTATTTGAAGCCCAACACGTCCAGACCTTTAACAAATGTGTCCGCCCAGTCTTTACGACCGTCAATATCTGTCTCGACTTGGCCTACAAGCTCGCCAGATAACTCATTTAAATGTGACTCATCAAGGGCTTCGGCTAGGTTCATACCAAACTCGGTAAAATCCATCTCGTCACCGGGGATAATGGTGATCTCCATGCTACCGTCATCTAGTGTGACCGACTCTGGGTCAACGATCTCAATCTCTAAGTCGGAGACATCCATCTCTTCTACGCCGTCCAGCCCGCCTTCGAGGTCATCCTCAAAGCCTTTTGGTGCTGCGTATAATCCTTTTTCAATAGCCATAGCTAAATCCCCTAATAATACCCGCCTCGACGCTGTTTAAAGAACCGCTGTTCTTCAGGCTCATCGGAAGGCAACCGAATAAACCCTCCCTGCCGAAAGCGCATAAGGGCCATCACCGTGGAGTCTACAAGGTCATCATTACTCATAAATGGAAATCCTGCAATCTCTTCGACAACTTCTTCAGCCCACCGTGTCTGCGGCACCCACACAAGTTCGGACGCAATTATGTCCGCTACAGAGTTGAGACGTGCCGTTTTGTCTCCCGACCCCCTGTGAGGGGTATACTCTGATACTGGCAAGCCCATACGCCGCATCTCTTGATACAAGGCTACACCAGAGCTTTTCTTCTCCACAATGAACGAATCTGGTTCCCAGTCTTGGTACTCTTCCATTGCAAGTTGTTTAAGCTCTGGGAACTCCATACGCTGTTTGATACTATTTAACAATATAATATTGTACGCGTTGGTCTCTTCGTTCAAGAATACACCCCATGTGGTAAGGGCTGTATAGTCTGCACGGTTATGTCTCTCGGCTGCGGCGTCAAGCGACATGATAATATACTCACAGGACGGAGGTTGCTCATGCGTCCACTCCTGCCACCACTCTCGTTTGACGATAGCGGCTTCTTCTGCGGTAGGTTTTTGCTGATACTGCGCATTCCACTGGAACGTAGGCATCGACGCCTTGGTACGTAGAAGAGCTTCCAAATCGAAGAACTCAGGCCACAGAGGCTTCTGTACTTCTTTCTTCGTCTTCTTGTTACGCACTTCTAGTATAGCTGGGAACTCAACCACCTCATACTGATCGGAGCGTTCGTTCTGTGTCATGTCACGTACAACACGACCAGTCAGGTCATCCATATGCCAACGTGTCTGTATGATAGCCACACGGCCCCCGGGCATCAGACGGGTACGAGCACCGAAGGTGAACCACTCATATGCCTTCTCAAAGACCTCAAAGTTGCCGTTGATAACATCTTGTTCTGAGTGTGGATCATCCACAAGTAACAAGTCAGCACCACGGCCTGCGAGTGCAGAGCCAATACCGCACGCATAGTATTCTCCTCCCACATTGGTGTTCCACCGTCCCGCTGACTTACTATCAGACGCAAGCTGCACGGTGGGGAATATCGACCTGTACTCGTCAGTAGCAATCAGGTTACGGACCTTACGCCCAAAATCTACAGCGAGATCAGTAGTATGCGAGACCATCATAACTTTTTTATCTGGGTTTCGACCTAAGAACCACGCCGGGTAGAAGATAGAAACAAGCTGTGACTTGCCATGACGTGGTGGGATATTCACGCAAACGCGGTCTTTATCGCCCTTTTCAATGCCCATAAGCATGTTTGCCAGTATGCGGTGGTGTTTACCTACAATAAAGTCTGGCATCATCAGCTTGCAGAACTCGATTAGGTCGTCATACGCGCGTTTGTTGGTGCTTCTTGTGTGTAACTCGTCAACCATACGGTCAATTTCAGCTACTTCCTCAGTGCTGAACGCATCTAGGTTCGCCAACATGACCTCAATATCGGCCTCGTTGAAATCTAACCCTTCAGTCATCATCAAACCCAAATTCTTCGTCGGTATCTATCGCGGTAGCCTCTATAACCGTGGCGTCTTCTACCTCTGGGGGTGGGTTTACCAGCTTTGTGAGCTTACTACGCAGCTTTTCTTTGATGTCGTCGGTGGTTTGGTGCGTAATCGTCACCTCAGACTTCTCTGTAAACAAGCCTACGTCTGAAATCTTACCCAAAAGCTCAAGTGCACGCATCCGCACGCGAGGATCAGGGTTTTCGGACTCAATTATGAGCTTATTGGTCACTAGATTGCGCAGTTGTTTAGAAGATTCGACCACGGAATGGTTAAATTCGTCTATGATGTTGCTTGTTAGTCGGACAGACGCAGGTGTTAACATGGCTGCACGCTTGTTGGTAACTTTTTGGGACGTTTTATCTGGTGCGCTGGCATATGCAGTGGCTAAAGTAGCAGCAGCTTCCTTGTCGGCCTCATCTGGCTCAAGGTTTACGCCATGTTCTTCTAATTTATCCACGGTTTTACCCAACGCAGCCGTGCGTTCCGGTAGAGGTATGCTCTTAACCTCGTCTTCTAGGGGCACCCCTAGCTCGGGAATGGCATTCATTGTCATAGTACATCGCAGGTTGGTAACCGATAACGGAATAATAGGGTACAAAAAATTTTTTGACAAGGGTTTTGAAAAAGGGGTGGGGGGTTTTCAAAAAATAGCGATTTATTCGTGTGTATTAGTATTACTACACGTAACGCGGAGTCCCACATGACAGCGCGGGGGGTGGGGGTAGGGTGGTGTCGCGCCATGCTCGATTTAGGGAGTTCCCTAAATGGTATCCAATGCCATCCAATGCCATACGATGCCAAGCGATGCGGTTCTATCTATTGTCTAACATGTTATGGCATGGCATAAAGTAATTGTCAGCACGGCCATGAGGCGAAAATAAGTCTGACAATTTGGAGTAATACAATGTCTAATCTTACAATCAACGAGATCGCAATCAACGCAATCAAAAAAGCCTATACTGGCCGCTTTGGCGCAGAGGATAAGTTTGCAGAGCACATGGATGTAGCAAAGCAGCACATGCGCTGGACGGATGCGGTTGCGCCCACCAAGAACAACCTTGCCTCTGGCAAGTCAACGGCCACCAAGGAAAGCCGTGAGCAATTGGTGCAGCTCTTTACTGGCGTGCTGAAAAGCAAGAAGCGCGCCCATGACAGCGCAGCGGTTGGCGCAGAGATAAAGGATCTCAAGAACCAGCTCATGCTACGCCAAGAGCCTGCACTATACGCAGAGACTGGCGGCAACCTTGGCAAGATCGAAGCCGTAGAGGGTGGCAATGCGCAGGTCAAACCAAAGCCTGC